ATTGTGATGTAAGTGTCTAGTAATTAGTTGTAGCTTAATAACATATCTAGGATTCTCTAGCAGTTCGGTAAGCCTAGGCTCTACCATTCCGCTGAAGTGGTTGAAGAATATCTCTCCTGCCTCTGCATGGTCTTCCATGTCTGGGTCAGCCTTGATTCCGTTTCGCTCACAGAATACGCAGGATCGTACTGCTCGTTTAATCTGTTCCTTTGAGTATTTCATCAATAGTGATGTTTAAGTAAGTGATGAAAATAGCAAGTACCAATGCAAACATCCCTAGAGACTTAGAAATTAAATATAGGCAGGTCATAAAACCTAGGGCTACATTTATAAATTTAAGTAACTGCAAAAGATGCCTTTTCATTTCGGTGTAAATTTAATAGGATGTGATATTTCATTTCCATTAAAGTCTAATAGTTTGCCGTTCATTTCGAAGTGTACCTCCATGTGTTTATTCTTATAGTTCTGAATCAGCAGCTTTATTTTCTCTTGAACATCTTCAATGGAGAGAAACTCTCCATATCCGATGTCTTGCCACTCTGTGTATTCGTTAAACTTATTGATAAACCTACGCTTCAGGATAAACTTAGAATGGTAAGCTTGAGCTTTCTTTCTCGGCATACTGAGGTTTAGATTGATGTGCTTGCTTTTTCTCTACCACCATCGCTGGTTTACCATCAGACCAAAATACTTTGCCTGAGCCTGTCCAGAACTTCTGCTTTTTAGCCTCTCTGTCTTCTTTAGTTTGAGAGACATAGGATTGAACATTCTGTCCGTAATCGTTCGCCTCATCGTTCATTGAGATGGTTAGTGAGACTCCTTTTAGACCCTTTGCCTTAACTGTGCTTAGTAGGGTTTCTAGTGTTTCTTGCTTTAGGAAGATTTCTGATAAATTTGCCATTTTTTTTGTTGTTTTTGGTTTGTCTTGTAATATTAAGTTATTGATTTATTGGATAAAAGAAAATTCTGATATTTTTCATAGAAGTCAGCAAAGTTTTTTACTATCCAGTACTGACCTCCAGACTTTTCGATGGCCTCTTGGTAGATTTTCTGATGCTCTGACTGCCTGTCTCTGCCTATCTTGACCTCTATCTTTACCGACCTGCCTAGGATTGTAGCTGAAATATCTGCTGATCCTTTCGTTGCGGTTGACTTACCCCAGGTCATCGAGCCGATGGTCTTGGTTCTGCCAATTACATCGGTCACTTGCTTTCTGTTGTCGATTGGTCTACCCATCGTGTTTATACGCTCTGCTTGGTGCCCACTAAGCTCTAGGAACTCCTTGACGCACTTGGTAAGCCCATTAGCTGTCTTGTCCTCGTACTTAGGTGTTGATATAGCATACTTAGGCACATTGGGATAAGATTCTAGCATAGACTCTTGCTTGAGTTGTTTTAGAATGTCAAGTGGTTTCATTAGAAGGGGAGATCCAGGGCTTCTAAATGCAATACAGGAGTCTTGTAGTCTGTTCCAAACCTGCAAAGGTATTCAAATGCAAGTACCCTATTTGCTTCTCTCATCTTGAGCCATATTCCTTGGGTGTATGTTTTATCATAGTCTCCAGGTCTCTGCTCCATAAACTTATCCCAGAATACTTCAAATGGGATTTCTGATACTTCGTCTAGTGCTTCAATCATTTCTTTAAGTGTTTATAAATAGTGGTTCTACTAACATTCAATAACTCTGCTAACTCAGAGCGGTTAAAATCAGGGATGGTCTTATGAATCATCTCAATTTTCTTTTCTATGGACTCAATTTTCTCAATCTCTACCTTACGGATTTTACGCTCTCCATAGCCTTCCTTGTACAGTTCCTTAGCAGCAGCAGAGTAGTCACCATTGAAGTACTTGTATGCGTAGATACTAAACGGAGTTAAAGGTGTCTCATGAGGGTAAATCGTGGCCGTGGTAAAGAGATAACAGAGTCCAGAATCCTTGTAGATAAATCCGTGCAATGCATCCTTAGAATTAGTTTTTCTTATCACTATTCGGTCAGTCAGGTGCTTGACTGCCGTGAACTCATTTGCAATCAAGTCTAGGACTCTATTCCTCTGGTTATAATCCTCCCAAGGGGTCAATCCGCTATACTCTGTATTTTCCACCTTAGTTTCCACCTTGGCTTCATCGTAGTGGAAGTATCGGCACAGGCTAAAGAGAATGTCTCTCTCCTCCTCTGTTATCTCCTGTACTTGCTCATAAGACAATTCCGATACTTGGTTATCGTAGATATAGATATACCCACCTGTTCCCCTAGTTTCAATTAAGGCTTGAGAATGTCCCTTGAGTGTTGCGAGCTTTCTGTTGCCTTCTACTTTAGAGCATCGATATATAATATGATAACCTGAATTTATTGTTTTATATATAACAAACTTTCTATTAAAGTCATCAATATGATCTGAAATAAAGCTAACAAATTCAGTCCAGAACTTCTTACCGTCTTGGATGGTTGGGAATACTTTTAAATCTACATCTATACATTCAACATCATAATAACCTGTTATAATACCATAGCCTTTGGTCTTGTGTTCGAGCTTCTCTAATTCTGACTTTTCTATCTTCTTTGTCTGGTATTCCTTCCATAAAATCAAAGGCTTTTTACCCTCCGATATGGGCATTACACTGAACCCTGAGTTCAGTAAATTGATTGCTCTTCCTAGTGTGACGTTCATTTTCGTGTTTTACAAAGGTTTATAAAAAAAGGGCTGTTTTTGGCAAAAAAGTGTACACAAGTTTACACTTGGTTTACACCTAGTGTAAACCCCCCAAAACCGCCTATACTCTCTAGAATCGCAGATTTTAGGCCGTTTTTTGCCCTAGGTTTACAAGTTTACACTTTTTTTTAGAATATATTTTTTTTGACTAGGTGAAAATTTATTTTTTTTCAATTTTGCCAAAAAGTGTTCAAAGTGTTCACTTATTGCGATTGGAGCCAATGGAGGCCGATTTTGGTTTACACTTAGGTGTACACTTAGTGTAAACTAGTGTACACCCTCTCTCTTGGCTTTTCGCACCCAGTGAGAGACTCTGTTGTACTCCAAATTCAGCTCTTTAGCTATGTCACAAGTCCTCCATTTTTCCTCTACCATACGCTCTATTTGTCTCACTATTTTTATACTAAGGGACTTCACTCGCCTATGTTCTGTGAGCTTTAGAATTTCACATAGGTGATGGTATTTTACACCAGTCATTAGCATAATATCTTTATATGGTAGACCTTTCTTATATAGTTCAAGCACCTCATCTGCGTGGTTCATGTGGGAGCAGGTGTTCTTGGCTCTCTCGTTGGTCAGCAGATAGTCCTTGTATATATAATTATTTACTAGGTGTCTACTAATATTCATTATAGTAGCTATATTCTTATTCATTATTTTAAGCTTATATAGCCTAGCTATCTCGTCTTTCTGTTCTTGTGTTAGTGATGTCATTTCTGTCCGTATTTTTCTTTGTAGTACTGATCTCCAGAATTAAATTCTTTATGGTGCATTTTCATGGCCCCTTCTAAATGAGACATTGAAATCTGATGTTTTTCCATCTCTAAGGCAAAATCAAAATCTAAATTTAAAATCGTTCCTTGTTCGGACCATTTTTCAATCAACCATTCTACTGCCGTCTCATGTCAAGTGGCAAGGAGCTAAGGATTCTCTAGCCAATGGCAAGGTATCTATGGAGCAAATTAAGTCGGTTTATATTTTAACAGCACAAAACGAAAAACTTCTATTATCATGAACTTTAAATGCAGAGCAAGTGCCCTTGGTCAGTTGATGACTAACGCACGGAGTAAAACAGAATCTTTGTCTCAGACAACTAAAAGCTATCTTGAGGATTGGTACAAGGAGCAGATTTACGGAGTAAAGAAGCAGATTAAGAGTAAGTACATCCAGAAGGGATTGGCACTAGAAGATACGGCTATCGAGTTTTACTCGGTAGCTATGAACAAGGACTTCATGATTAAGAATCTAGACCACTTTGAGGATGATTTCTTCACAGGTACTCCTGATTGTTTCCACGAGGGTATAGTCTATGACTTTAAAACCTCGTGGGACTGCTTTACTTTCCCTCTGTTTGACGATTCCCCTGACATGGGGTACTATTATCAACTTCAAGTTTACATGCACCTCACGGGCTTAAAAAAGGCTAAGTTGGTTTACACCCTCCAGGACACTCCAGAGTTCTTGACTTACGAGGAGCCAGTAAGCTACTCCCATGTGGAAGATAAGTATCGTATTAAGGAGTTTGACATCGAGTATGACCCCCAGGTGATTGATACGGCCAAGGCTAAGGTATTGGAGTGTAGAGAGTATTTAAATGGGATGGGGATATGACTAAAGAAGAAATACTAACCGAAATAAACCACAGATCAACCCAGAAGTACTTGGTCTATTTGGCTATGCAAGAAATCATGCTTGACTATTACGAGGATGTGTCTAGCTTAAAGTTCTTTGACCTAGACCTACGAACTAAGCACAAGAACATGATTAACGCTCTGAAGCGTAAGTCTACTCAGGCATACTCGTTTCTACAAAACTACGAGAATGGAGAAGCTACTATCAAGCAGTTTCATGAGATAGTGAGCTTGTTT